AGCTTTAGAAAAGATGAATGTTCCATATAATATTGTAATAGAACAAAGTGAATACAAAGAATATTCAGCAGTAATAGATAAAAATAAAATATTAATACTTCCTGAAAAATATAAAGATGATTATGAGGTTTTAGATAAGCTTGGAAGATCTAAAAGTACAGGACCAGGTGCTGCAAGAAACTTTGTATGGGATCACTCAAAAGATAATGGGTTTGATTATCATTGGGTAATGGATGACAATATCGAGAGGTTTTTAAGAATGAATAACAATTTACAAATACCATTAGGGAATGGGGCAGGATTTAGAGCTATGGAAGATTTTGTTGAAAGATATGAGAATGTAGCAATGGCAGGACCAAATTACTATATGTTCGTGCCTCGTAAAGTTGCTGTTCCACCCTTTGTAAAAAACACAAGAATATACAGTTGTAATTTAATAAAGAATAATACGCCATTTAGATGGAGGGGGCGTTATAATGAAGATACAATTTTAAGTTTAGATATGTTAAAAGCAGGTTATTGTACAATTCAATTTAATGCTTTTATGCAATTAAAAACAACAACACAAGTTTTAAGGGGTGGAAACTCAGAAGAGTTTTATGATAAAGAGGGTACTTTGCCAAAAAGTCAGATGCAAGTAGATGTACACCCTGATGTATCAAGGTTAACTTTTAGATTTGGAAGAATACATCATCACGTTGACTACACTTATTTTAAAAAATTAAAATTAATAAAAAAGAAAACATACAAAAGTAAAGGAAAAATTAACAACTATGGTTTAGAATTAAAAAAGAAAAATGGAACAAAATAGAACACAAATCGCTAAAGAAAGAATGCTTAAAGCACTAGAAGCAAGTCTAGGTGTAGTTACAACAGCACTTAAGTCTTGTGATTTATCAAGAACAAATTATTATAAATGGCTAAAAGATGACAAAGAGTTTGCACAAAAAGTACAAGATGTTGATTTAATTGCAAAAGACTTTGTTAAATCTAAATTTTATGAATGTATAAAAGATAAAGTGCCATCAGTAGTAATACACGGAGCAAAGAACATTCTAGGAATGAATGAAACAAATAAAATAGATGTAACCTCTGGTGATGAACCTATACATATGCCACTAATAACATTCTACAAAACTGAGACTGAATCATAAATATAATTCTTTATTTGAATCTGATTGTCGCTACTTTATCATAACAGGTGGTAGGGGCTCAGGTAAGTCTTTTGCTGTTACAGTATTTCTAACACTCCTTACAATGGTTAAAGGTATAAGGGTGTTGTTTACAAGATACACTATGGTTTCAGCTCATCTTTCTATAATTCCTGAATTTTTACAAAAGATTGGATTACTAGGTTACAAAGATGAAATGTTTTATGTAAACAAATCAGAAGTTATAAATACTAAAAGTAAAAGTGATATTTTATTTAGAGGTATTAAGACTTCAGCAGGGAATCAAACTGCAAGCCTAAAGTCATTACAAGGTATTAGTTGCTGGGTATTAGATGAAGCAGAAGAATTAATAGATGAAAATACTTTTGACACTATAGATCTTAGTATTAGAGAAAAAGACATACAGAACAGAGTTATATTAATATTAAATCCTGTTACTAAAGAGCATTGGATTTATGATAGATTTTTTGAGAGCAAGGGCGTAGAAGGTGGTTTTAATGGCGTTAAAGACAATGTATGTTATATCCATAGTACATACCTAGACAATGTAGAAAATCTTTCTACGAGCTTCCTAGAGCGTATTAAGAGCATAAAACATACTAACTTTAAAAAGTACACACATAAAATACTAGGTGGATGGCTAGACAAAGCAGAAGGTGTTGTATTTGAGAATTGGACATTTGGTGAGTTTAATCCTGATGAATTACAAACTTCTTGTGGTATGGACTTTGGTTTTAGTGTTGATCCTGATTCACTTACAGAAGTAGCTATTGATAAAAAACATAAAAAAATATATTTAAAAGAGCATATATATAAGAATGGATTAAAGTCACAAGATCTATCTCAAATAATATTAGAAAAAGTTGGGCAAAAGCTAATCATAGCAGATAGTGCAGAGCCAAGGCTAATAGCAGACCTGAAGCATTTAGGCATTAACATAAAAGCAGTAAAGAAAGGAACTATTGAAAGTGGTATAACTCGTATGCAAGATTATCAACTAATAGTTTCACCTGAGTCAACTAATATAGCTAAAGAGTTAAACAATTACATATATGCAGATAAAGGCTCTAAGTTATATGTTGATAGTTACAATCACGCAATAGATGGAATTCGTTATAACGTGATTTATCACTTAGACAATCCAAATGCAGGTAAGTATTTTGTGCAATAAAAAACCCCCTGCCTAATAATGGAAGTAAAGTGGCAAGGGGTTCTAACTAAAATGAATGTGAGGCAAATATACAACTATTAAACTAAATAACCAAAATTTCTATTATATATTATATGAAGGTAAAAATTAACAAGGATGGTAAAGAAAAACAATTTAAGTTAATAAGCAGTTGGGATGATGTTACATTAGAAAATTACATCAAATTAGTTGACTTTCATACAGGGACAAAGAGTAAGCAGGCATTAGAAACAATAGCTGAATTATCTAATATTCCAAAAGAATTGATAAAACAATTGGAATTAAAAGATGTAGCTGAGATAATGAGCAAGGTGTCTGAGATGCAGCAAGAGCAAGATGGTTCTTTGAAAAGAGTGATTGAAATAGATGGGAAGCGTTATGGCTTTCATCCTGATTTAGATAGTATAACATTAGGAGAATGGGCAGACATAGAAACATTAGTTGGAAGGGATATTGAAAAGAATTTACCTGAAGTAATGGCTATAATGTACAGACCAATAGTAGAAGAAAAAAATGATATTTACACAATAGAAGCTTATGATGGTAATATTAGTATAAGGGCAGAAGAAATGAAAAAGATGTCAGCAAGTCAAGTGCAATCTGCACTGGTTTTTTTTTATCTTTTCGTCAAAAAATTACAGAGGATTTTGGCATTATTTTCTCAGGAACGCCTGATGGAAATGAAAGTGCAATCGCAACAGAATCCTTTGCAGAAAAGTGGGGATATTTTGGAATAATGTACAGGCTATGTAATGCAGATATTTCAAAGCTAGAACAAATAACAAAGCTTAACCTGTTAGAAGCTTTTACTTGGTTAAGTTATGAAACAGATTTACAAACACAAAACAATGTAAAGAATGGCAGTCAGTAATAAAACGTATAATAATGTAGTAAACACCTTGTGTAGACTAGGGCAATATCACGACCAAATTTCTACAGTATCGGTTGGAGATATTTATGAAATAAATCTTGAAAAGATGGAAAAGATGCCTTTGTTACACATTAATCCAACATCAGTAACAACAGGTGATAGTGAGTTAGTGTATAACTTTCAATTGTTTATTTGTGATTTAGTATCTGAAAAGTCAGATTGGCAAACATTCCAAGCAAAAGAACTAACAAAATTGTTAGATCCTAAAAATAATGAGCAGCAAGTATGGAATCAAACACTAGAAATATGTACTGACTTTATTGGTATGCTTAGACATAGTACAAGGCAATCACTAGCAGGAGTTAATGACATAAACTATCCTTTGTATTTTACAGAAGATCAGTTTACAATAGAACCATTCCAAGAAAGGTTTGACAATCTTTTATGTGGTTGGACATTTACAATAGGAATTAAAGTAATGAATGACTTTGATACTTGTACTATTCCTGTTAGTAATTTAGGGGCAGGATATTAATGATTAAACTATTAAAAAAATTAAATATAATAAAGTTAGGTAAAGTAGAAATAAGAATAGTACCACCATCAATAACAGTAAAATTATGAATTACGAAGATATATTAGAAAAGCTTGAAGCAATAAGCATAGAAATGGAATCATATAATGACTATCCACAAGCAGCTAGTAATAATGCTAAAAGAGCTATAAAATATAAAAAAGAAAATGGAAGTAGTTGTGGCACAAGAGTTGGTTGGACAAGAGCAAGTCAATTAGCAGGTAGAAAGAAAATAAGCAGAGATACAATAGCACGTATGGCCTCATTTAAAAGGCATCAACAACATAAAGATGTACCATATAGCGAAGGGTGCGGTGGTATTATGTGGGATGCTTGGGGTGGTGCTAGTGGAATTAATTGGGCAATAAATAAATTAAAACAAATAGATAAAAAATAAAAATTATGGCAGACTTAGTAGTAACAATATCTGAAAGCGTAACCATTAATGGGGCGTTAAGAGGATCATCAAATAGCTTAACAGTATCAAGTATTATAGATACATTTGAAAGAGTAGTCACTTGTCCTCATTCAGCAACAACGACAATAGCAACTTTTTCATCTAATGTGTATGATAGTGCAGGGGCAATAGACAAAGAGAATGTAAGATATATTAGGATTTCGAACTTATCAGCTACATATGATGTAGAAATTGGAGTGGCAGGGGCTGCTTCTAACTACTCAATGTTAATACCTGCAGGTAATTCTCACATTATAGCAAGAGCAGACAATGTAATGTTAGCAGAAGCT